GGCGAGTGCAGGATATGGATTGAACATACAAGCTGGCGGACATACAATCGTGTGGTTTGGTTTGACATGGAGTTTAGAACAGTACCAACAAGCTAATGCTAGATTGTATCGACAAGGTCAAACAAAACCTGTTATTATACATCATTTGGTGACCGAGCATACTATTGACGAGCGCATTGTCAAAGCGTTGCAAACTAAAGCAACAGGACAAAATGTGATGTTAGAAGCTGTTAAGTTAATGATTAAGGAGAAATTAAATGAGAACTTTATTAAAGAGTGATATTGCGAATTTAATTAAACAAAAAGACATTGATTTACCTATGATAAAAATTGTAGAGGTGCTAAATGCGTTAATAGATATTTCTAAAGAAGAACTTTCCAAAGGTAATAAAATTCGAATCCGGAATTTTGGTACTTTTGAAAAAAGAACGTATGGCTCACGTAAGCGTTGTGACCCATATACGCATGAACTAAAAATGTATCCGGCGGTAAATCGAATACATTTTAAACAAAGCTCTGGATTTAAAAAGCTTTTGAACGGAGGAGATTGATATGACCGATATGGTTAATCATCCGCCACACTATAAACTGGCTAATGGAATGGAATCTAAAGATGTAGTACGAGCAACCCTAACCCCGGAAGAATATAAAGGCTGGTGCAAGGGTAACGCCTTAAAGTATCAATTTAGAGCCGGAAAGAAAGACCCATCCAAGATAAAAGAAGATTATCAAAAATCGGTATGGTTTTTAAATGAATTGATTGGCACAATGAATAAGGAAGTATAGTACTATGACTATAACAGAAGCTAAAGAAGAACTTAGGTCTATACGTCGGTTAGATATGGAGCTAAAAGCTCTGGAGAAAGAGCAAGATAAACTACGTGCGGATATATATAGCATCCACGCTACTAACTATGTCACAGATAAGATAGTTGGAGGTAAGTCAGTAAGTTTTGTTGATAAATTGGAACGACTATATGAATGCAAGAAAAGAAGTGATGAACGTTGGGATGAACTCATTGATACACGTACAGTCATTAGAGCTAAGATAGATAGGGTGGATGATTATATACATCGTGCTTTATTGATTGACTATTACGTAGCTAAAAATACGTGGGAAATTGTGTGCGTTAACTTAGGCTATTCCTGGAAACAAATGCACCGCTACCACCGACAAGCGTTAGAAGCTTATGCAACAGCAAATTCAAAAGATGACATAGAATGACACACTCCATCTGTGATATAGTGTAGTTGTGAAATGAGACCTAAGAGGGCGCCAATATGTAGGCGCCTTTTTTGTTGCAAATCGTAAAACTGGTTGAATTCGACCAGTTTAAAGTAAAAAAAAGAAAGGAGCGTGCTGTAATGGCAAAAGGGAAATATGAAAAATGGTTAGAGCCTGATAACATATTGTTATTACAAGCATGGGCAAGAGATGGGTTAACTGATGAACAGATAGCACATAACATGGGTATTAGGAGAGCAACTTTATATGTTTGGAAGAAAAAGTATCCTTACATTTCTGACGCCCTAAAAAGGGGAAAAGACGTAGTAGACGTAGAAGTTGAAAATGCTTTACTTAAACGTGCCTTGGGATATGATTATAACGAAATAACAGAAATTAGGGAAAATGGGGTAGTAACTCAACGTAAGATAGTTAAAAAACATATGGCGCCTGATGTTACAGCTCAAATCTTTTGGGCTAAGAATAGAAAGCCAGATATATGGCGAGATCTCAAGAAAATTGACTCAGACATTAAAGTAACTAATCCATTTGAAGGAGTATCTACTGAAGATATAAGGAAGTTGATTAATAGTGAATAAGGTTATTGTTAGGCAAGCAAAATTAGAACTCGCACGACGTGAGTTCTTTTATTTTTGCCATTTAAAAGCTCCTGACTTCTATAAGCCTAGTCGCACATATTTAGTTACTTTATGTAATCAATTGCAGCAATTTTACGAATCAAGCAGGGAGGTATTAATAATTAATATCCCACCACGACACGGAAAATCACGTACAGCAGGTTTATTTGTAGAGTGGATGTTAGGTAATCACCCACAAGAAAAAATAATGACTGGATCATACAACGAAACACTATCTACTACTTTTTCTAAGAGTGTTAGAAACGACATTCAGGAAAAAAAGGCAAGCGAAACAAGAATTGTATATACAGACATTTTTCCTAATATAAGAATAAAGCGAGGTGATGGGAGTATGAACTTATGGAGTCTTGAAAATTCACATAATTCATATTTGGCTACATCGCCAACGGGAACTGCTACCGGGTTTGGTGCAAACCTTATGATTATTGATGATGTTATTAAAAATGCAGAAGAGGCTTGTAATGAAATAGTTAAAGAGAAACATTGGGATTGGTTTACTAATACAATGTTATCTAGACTTGAAGAAAACGGAAAGATAGTAATTATTATGACTAGATGGGCAAGTGACGACCTTGCAGGAAGAGCTATAGAGCATTATGGAGATAAAGCAAACGTTGTTACTATGAAAGCCCTTCAAGATGACGGTTCTATGCTATGCGATGAAATTTTATCTCATAAATCTTATGAAGAAAAAACAAAGGCTATGGGTCTTGATATTGCATCAGCCAACTACCAACAACAACCAATTGATATACAAGGGCGGTTGTATTCAAAATTCAAAGAATATAAAGATATACCAAGAGATGAATCAGGCAATCCATTGTTTAATATTATTAAAAATTATACTGATACGGCAGATACCGGAAGCGATTATTTATGTAGTATTTGTTATGGAATTTACAACCAAGAAGCATATATTTTAGATGTTATCTATACAAAAAAATCAATGGAATTTACCGAGCCGGCTTTGGCAAAAATGCTTGAAAGAAATCATGTAAATATAGCAGATATTGAATCTAATAATGGTGGAAGAGGATTTGCACGTGCAGTGAAAAGACATTTAAAAACTAATAAATGTACGATTAATACTTTTCATCAATCAAAAAACAAAGAAGCAAGGATTTTATCAAATGCTACATGGGTAATGGAGCATATTTATTATCCATGCAATTGGAAAGAAAAATGGGCTGAATTTTATCAAGCAATGTATGGATATCAAAAAGAAGGTAAAAACAAGCATGATGATGCTCCTGATTGCGTAACAGGAATAGCAGAAAAAACATTTTCCGGAGAAAGGTTTGGATGGTGAACAATTGAGACTTAATGATGTGTGGAGTGCGACTATTAAAGGGAATGCAGGTATTAGCGAGCAGGTATTTCTCGGTAAAGAGTTTGAGCGATTTAAAAATAGTGTGGCTCGTCAAACGATGCAGGTTGCGAGAATATATTATTTAAATGACCACGATATAAAAAATAAACGTAGAACGGATGCGGCAGGGGGAGAACTGTTACATTTACCTAACAATAAGATTATGGATAACAAGTTTGATGACTTGGTAGACCAAAAAGTTAATTATCTGTTGTCTAAACCTATGGAAGTAAAGACGGAAGACAAAGAAGTAAAAGAGCTGTTTGATAATAAGTTCTTACGAAGGTTAAAGAGTATAGGAAGAGATGCTATGATTTGTGGCATTTCTTATATTTATCCATATCTTGATGATAACGGGCATATACAATTCCAGAGGATGAATGGTGATCAAGTGGTGCCATTTTGGAGAGATGAAGAGCATACCGTATTGGATGCTTTTTTATATTTCTATAATTTAGAGGTTTACAACGTAACTGGACAGTGTACTACAGTTACTAAGGTTGAATACTATCATCCGGATGGTGTTAAGTATTTTAAGTGGGATGCTAACCGACTGGTTGTGGATAATGACAAAGAAGACCATACGCACGTCATTATTAACGGAAAGCCGATGAATTGGAATAAAATACCGTTAATTCCGTTTAAACTAAACGAATTTGAACATCCATTGATTCTAAGGGTTAAATGTTTGCAAGATGCTTTAAATATGCTTATGAGTAGTTTTACAGACAATATGGAAGAAGATGTACACAGTACGATCTTAGTTATTAAAAACTATGATGGAACAGACTTATCCTCTTTCAGAAAAAACCTTGCTGCTTATGGTGCGGTTAAAATTAAGACTGTGGATGGCATAGGCGGTG